TGGAGTTCAAGCTGCAAGTACAGTCAACTGCATTTGTTTGCGGTAAGCTGACTGTTGTTTTTGCGCCATTTTGTGATCCAGCTAGAGCCACTGTACTCCAATTATCGTCACTTGTTTCGATTAGTGCGGCACCGAATGTTAGCATTATGGCTGGTAACACTACTGAGGTTATGTTTAAAGTGCCTTATGCGCATTACAAGAACTACTTAAACACTGACGGGCAAGCCGGTGATCCCTTTGGACTTCTCGGAACAATATCTGTTGTTGTTTTCAACAAACTGAGAGTCGGACAAGGGGCGGTAGATACCAAGTGTACTGTGAACATATACACAAGGTTTCCGAGTAGCCAATTCCAGATGTTAAGACCTCCACCAACTAGTGGTAATGTTGGTTTTGTCAAACACGGAGGGGCTATGTCAGTTGCTAAGAATGTAACGGATGTTATCGATGATGTTACTGACGCCGTTGGTAAGGTTGGAGCAGTTGCTGGTTATGCGCTCGATGTGCCTAATGTTGGTGTCAATTATACACCCGTTTTTGGGCGCGCTGCACCTATGTTGAATCATTCAAAGCAATTGCAGTACATGAATGTTATGGATCTCAACCCTGGCCAAAATTCATTAGCTGATCAGAAGGATGTAGCTTCGGATGTACCAGAGTGTTCTCTTAAGTATCTTTTGACTAAGCCAACTTATTTGAACACTTTCACCATTAAGGGCTCCGATCTGGAAGGGCAGAATTACATGACCATACCATTGACACCTACCATTAAGCTTTTTAATGCTCCTGCAACGTCTATGATTGATGAGACACTTATGGGTTACACTGCAGCCCCTTTCAAGTTTTGGAGAGGCGGTTTTCAGTTCATAATTGAGGTCATCGCCACATCAGTACATACATGCAGGTTGGTGTTTGCCACACATTATGGAGGCGCAGCAAGCACAGTTTCGATGGACAACATTCTGGCTCAGAATGCCGAGGTGTTGGAAGTAGGTGCTGGTAGAAATACATTCAGGGTTTGTGTTCCTTGGAGGGTTCCTTTGCAGTGGCTAGAGGTACCCAACGGCCCAGCCGAACCAGTTAACGCGTTTGAGGTCACTTCGGCCGCGCGTTACACTATGGGCGAGGCCTCAATAAGACTGCTCACCAGATTGCAGTCTATGCAGAGCGTTACACCTGATATCGAGTGTAATGTTTATGTTTCGATGTTGGATGACGCGGAATTGGCG